TTATCTGAACTGGGTTAATGCGGTAGAGGTGTACATAGAAAGTTTAAAATCGATCCAATCTTAGCACATGACAGATATCAAAAGATTCTTTTTCGACGTGGAGACCACGGGTGTAAAACACACGGAAAATGCGATACACCAAATAGCCATATTGATAGAAATCAACGGTGAGGTGGTCCAAGAGATAGATTGGAAAGTTAGGCCCTTTGAGGGGGCTGTGATCGAAGATAAAGCCTTGGAGGTTNGAGGCGTCACCCACGAACAAATATTAGCGTACCCCTCACACAAAGAGGTATACTATAAGTTGATGGCCCTATTATCTAAGTACATTAACCGGTATGATAAGAAAGACAAGTTCCACTTGGTAGGTTTCAACAATAGGTTCTTCGATGATAGCTTTTTGAGGGCGTGGTTTTTACGTATGGATGACATATATTTTGGTGCCTGGTTCTGGGCCGATTCTTTGGACGTCATGGTTCTGGCCTCACAGCACCTGCTTTATGAACGTACCAATATGGTCAATTTTAGATTGGGCACAGTTGCCAAAACGTTGGGGATTGAAGTAAAAGACGACAATCTTCACGACGGTTTATATGATGTCCACATAACCAGGGAAGCATACATTAAAATAACCAACTCAGATTTATTAGGATGAAAAATAAAAAAGAAATCTTGATAGAAACAATTATAGTATTGACAAGTATGGCTGTTATTTTTATAGCGACTCTATTTTAAAAACGACAATCAAATGATAAGATTATTAAAAAAAATCATGAAGACTATTTGGATTCTCATCCTAATAGGGGTAGGGCTTTTCGTAATAGGGTTCATAGGAGCCCTTGCAATCAGTTTTTATTTAGTGCCTTGAAACCTGTAGACAGTTAAAGAGATGAAAGTAAAATTATTAAAGTTGTTTCGATGGACTCAAAGAAGCCTTGAAAGTGAACCTAACGGACTACCTATAAGGGGGATATGGCAAACTGAGGCTGTATACAGTATAGGGAATGAAGATCAACATCATGAAATGGTATGTGTAATGCCTGATGGTAAAATGTGTAAATACGGGCAGAAATTAAAAGTTTATACAAAAATCATAGAAGCATGTATGACTGAAATGGAGCTCGTGGAAGTCAAAAGCTACCTGCCTAAAGAATAAGCGTAAAACCAAGAACCAATGAACACAACTAAATAATCATGAAAAAGACATTTACACTTGAAGAGACAATTAAAACTTCGCCGTTACCGGACTTTTACCGGTTCTTATTCACGAAATGCGATTTAACAATAGACCAGAAATTAGAACACTCTTTTGAGTTGGCTAAAATTGTAGTTCCAGTATACAATGAAAGGCGTCCAGACGACACCAGGGTTTCGGATTGTATCCAGGCTATCAAGGATTTTAAGGACGGTAAGATAGGGGTTAAGGAATTAAGGGCTGCTGCTTATGCTGTTCGTGATACTGATGATTCTTTTGCTTCTTTTGCTTCTTTTGCTACTGCTGCTTCTTTTGCTGCTTCTGTTGCTTCTGCTGTTTTTAATGTTGCTTCTGCTGTTGCTTATGCTGCTAATTCTGCTGCTTCTTCTGATGTTTATGCTATTAATGCTGCTATTACTGCTGCTACTGCTGCTAAGGACTCACACTACACCCAAAAACTAATCGACTGCACACTAAAATTCATTGAAAGATCATGAACACAACAGAACTAAAAGACGTGATACAATGGTGACACTAGTTAAAATATGTTACCCTGATGGAGTGAAGCCTCCGTTTTCCTTTCGGGGGTTTTACGGCCCCTGGCAAAGACGAAGAGCAGAAAAGTATATTAAATATATGGAGCTGGTAAACGTAAAAGTGGAAATAGTAATCAAGCAATAAGAAAACAATAGATATGGAGTACCGAATAGAAGAAATAGCGGGATTGTTCAGAATACAAGTAAGGCTCAAGTATACCCAAAAAAGATTCATGTGCAAAGATTTGCATGTAGATGAATGGGTGTACTGCGATTATCTAGGCCGTGCCTGCAGACGTACCCCTTCAGCTAGAACGTTATCGACGCTAGAGAAAGCAAAACACCAATTAAAGTTATTTCAGAAGGGTAAAGAATACCATTACGTAGATTAAATCAATAGATATGCAATACCCTTTAACAATATGGCATCAACCAATACAGGAAAGTAAGAGTATATACTCACCTTCGGACAGACCGATTGAATATATCCGTAAAGATATGTATGACGAAATACTAAAAGCATTTATAAATCTAAATGAAGAAGCCCAAAAAAGGGCAATTAAGTAATGAAAATACACAACCCCTAAAACTATGAGAAGCATATTAAAAAAAATAATACATATAATTATATCAGTCCTGGCGGTGTGCGTAGTCGCATCAATGGTGATCCCTGCTTTCATAGCAGCTTGCGCGATACACATACTTAATAAAATTTTTTCTATACCACTTTTAAAATTGTAAAAAATGGATATGGAATTTGATGAGTGGTTTGATATCTTCGTAGCTAATTGCAAATCACAAGGCTACAAAGGCCCAATCGATAAATATTCTTTCGAGTGTGATTGGGAGGACGGACAAACGCCAGAATATGCAGCACAGGAATTCGTAAAAGAAATGAATGAGTAAAATAACCACCACCTCAAATTTTGAGTTCATACAGGATTCATACATCGAATCGAAGTTAGCAGCTATTGAGGAAAAGAAAACAGATATTGTAAACCCCTCCAGATTAAAAGGTATAGGGCTAGAAGGTGCCAGCAGGACCGGTAAATCTTGGGACATATCCGTTTTTCTCTGCCACTATGTGGGAACCTACCAGGGTAAACAAATTAATGTTTGTAGGGATTACCGCACCAATTTACAAAAGACTTTTTACGAGACGTTTAAAAAAGTTTGGATTTACGGCTACGGTTACCCCCGGCACCACTTTAACAAAACAGCGTCAGATATTATTTTCAATGATAATCTTATACGGTTTGTCGGCGTCAATGACGACGTAATGTTGGCCCACGGCCTTGAATCTGACCTATTAATCGTAAATGAGGCCATGGGGGTTGATATAGAATCCATAAACCAACTGGAGCAGCGATGTACAGACTTTTACATTTATGACTATAATCCAAGTGAGGTAGATAGTCATCTCTATGATAAAGAAATAGACCCCTCGTACAGGGTACACAAGACCACCATATTCGATAACCCCTACGCCCCGCCCAACGGGAAAGCTAAAATTTTAAGCTATGCCCATCCGGATGTTGATGACCTGCACGTTGCCGAAAAAGCGGGGTATGCCCCCGAGGGGTGGAAAGCTTTAAAAGAAAGGAATGTAGTTTTAAAAACCGCACATAAGTATAATTGGGAGGTGTACGGCTTGGGGAAAAGAGCTGTTGGAGAGGATATTATTTTCCCCGATTGGCAGGAATACACCGACGAACCGGTACAAAGCACCCTTGATTGGGAACATGTTGGAGGGGATTTCGGCTTTATAACCGACCCAACGGCAGCGGTAAAAGTCAAAAAGCAAGGTAATAATTTATATCTAAGGGAACTTATTTACGAAACGGGCTTATTGAACAATGAAATAGGCCGTAAAATGAAAGACTTAGGGGAGTCAAAGAGCAGATCTATATGGGATAGGGCCGAGGAAAAATCGATTTTCGAACTCCGGGCCATGGACGTCGACGCCTGGTACTCAGAGAAGGGACCCGGTTCTGTATCCTTCGGAATACAAAAGATGCACCAATTCAATATATTTATACACAAGGATTCCCACAATGTTAAAAAAGATTTCTCAAAATTTAGGTGGGCCAAAGAAAGGAACGTATCGTACAAAAGAAACAGTTTTGGCAAAAGAATACCTGTAGACAAGAATAAGCATAGCCCAGACGCTGTCCGCTACGTGATTTTATACTATTATTGGGAGCCTACCGAGGATTCACACGAAGCGGACACCTAGAAATGCCTATCTTACGAATAAATTTAGTTTCTTTGTGATAGATGTATATTTTAAAAAAGGTGAAAAAACTGTGGACCAAGGCCATGCAAACGGTTTATTCCTTGACAGGACAAGGCGGCCAATTCTCTTTAATGGGCCAAGATTTTAGATTCGGCACGCAATCAAAAGATTTTCTTTTAGAAGCGTACGGGATGAACCCCTACGTTTTTATGGTTGTGGATCGTATTTGTCAACGTTTTGTACAGATTGACAAACGTCTTTTGGACAAAGCCCAAAAGGAAATAGACAACCCAGAATTTCGGCAACTATTAGAAAACCCAAACCATAAAGAAGATGGAAGCTCGTTTTTATACAGGGCATCCGCTACTATTTTTAACCACTGGAGAATNNTTCATTGTCCGTTCCCAGCAAGTAGGGGAACCCGACCAATACTTTGTACCTATTAATTACAATGTTACGATCAACCAAGATACAAGGGGGAATGTATTGGGTTACACTATCACGTCTTTTGGTGAAGCCACGGCACATTTCAGACACGACGTATTACACATCAGCAAGCCAGACATAACACGTGACACAAACCATGGTTTTTCAACAAACAGGGCCACACGTAAAGTTTGGGAATCAAATAGCGAGGTCTGGAATTCTGAAGCATCGCTACACAGAAACAAAGGTATAACAGGGGTGCTATTCTCCGACGGTAGTAGGCCGATGACCAACCCCGAGCAGGAACAACTACAAAACCAGTACGATGCAGACCATACCGGGGTCACTAATTTCGGAAAGGTTAAAGTATCGACTGCAAAGCTGGGCTACGTTAAAATGGGTATGAACCCCAGCGATTTAAAATCCATTGAAACGAGAATAGAACACTTGAGAACGATTTGCGCTTCGTACAATGTCGATTCTAAATTATTCGGGGACTCTGCATCCTCCACCTATAATAATATGGCTGAAGCTCAAAGGGCATTTATTATAAATGCGGTAATACCCCTTTCCAAATTATTGCTTCCTAAGATTATAGAATTTATGTCCGTGTCCGTTTTCCAATCTTACGGAATGGTTTTGAACGAAGAGACTATAATAGAACTCCAACTTACCAAAGATCAGAAAAGCGCCAGAATAGGCAGGGAAGTTATACAAGGGATATTAACACCAGACCAGGCCAGGGAAATACTGTACCCCGAATTAGTGGATACGGAAGGCGAAGGCACGCCAGCTACGGGCGATAGCCTGGAGCAGAATTCAGCCGCCGAAGCTGCCAACGTAGAGGCACAAGCAGGCCTTCGGGGATCTGTCGGGGGTGTGCAAGGTATACTTAGTATACAAGCAGGCGTTGAAGCAGGCACCACCTCAAGGGAAAGCGCTATAGTCATTTTAATGCAGATTTACGGGTTTGACGAACAAACCGCGGAAAACATACTTGGAGAACAAAGCAATGAAGGATAAAAATAAAAAAAAATTAGGGCACCCCTATAAAGCCAAAACGGTGGCAAAGGCCGTCAAAGACGTGGACCTTGAGAATAGGACAGTGACAGGGATTTTTAATTCTAGCTTCTTTATTGATTCGGATTTGGACATGCTTCTACCCGGGGCCGCTTCAAAGTCTATAAAAGAACGCGGGGTTGATTCAAAAAAGGGCAATAAAATTAAGCACCTTAAAGACCACGATTGGTCCAAGAATATAGCGCGGTTAGACGTGCTTGACGAGAGAAAAATTAAAATCAACGGCGAAGAAGTAAGCGGTATTTATCACGAATCGTTTTATCCTGAATCGCAAGACTCGTCAGATCTTTTAATCAAAATACAAGAGGGTCTTTATGACGCCAGGTCCATTGGTTTCCAGTATGAAAAATTAGTTTTCTGTGCTAAGGAGGCAGAAAACGAGGACGCAGTAAAAAATTGGGAGATGTTTTTACCCATGGCCATAAACCCCGAAGTCGCCGAGGAAGCGGGGCATTTTTGGACGGTAAAAGAAATAAGACTATGGGAAGGGTCCGACGTAAGTTTCGGGGCCAATGAATTGACGCCGATGGTGGCTTTGAAGAGCGGATCTAAAGACATGGCTATGAATCAATTGTTTGCTAAAATTGATATTTGCCACGATCTGTTTAAAAAAGGTAACTTGTCTGATGATGGTTTTCATCGGCTAGAAATGGAAATGCAACAAATAAAGAGTTATATTGCAAGTCTAACAGAGCAGCAGCCGTTTAAGAAAGACACTGGTAAACCTATCAGCCGTCAACCTAAAGACACTGAAGCAAAGAATTTTTTAAACGCACTAATAAATTTAGAATGAAATTCAAAGAATTTTTACAAGCAAAAGGCATTGAAAACCTAGAAGGTAAAAGTGCTGAAGAAGTGGCTGAACTCTATAATGAATTCAACACTAAGAAACGCGAAGAGCTTGAAAAAGCCATAGAGGAAAAAGCTTCCAAGGAAGATATAGCTAACATGAAAAGCGAGATTGCAAACGCGCAGACTGAGCAATTGAAGCAACTAAACGAAGTTCTCAAAGAACAAGGGCTCGCCATCAAAAACTTTCATGAAACCTTCGGATGAGGGAAGCCCTAAAAGTTTTGGCCAGCAAGTCAAAGCGGCTTTAGAACTGAATAAAGAAAAGTTACAGGCTTCGAAGAATGGTCAAAAATCAGAAGCGAAAGAAAACGAATTCAGTTTTGACGTAAAAGTAGCAGGCACTATGACCAATGCAGGCAACGTAGTCGGGGGGTAAGTGTTCCTGTAGAGGACAGGATACCAGGGTTCAATATTGTCCCTTCCAGACCCGTGCGTTTACTCGACGTAATGAGTAAAAGAACCACAACTTCTAATATAGNTNGCTGGGTGTATCAAGCCAACAAAGACGGCGCAGCCGGGCAAACCGCTGAAGGCACGGCTAAAAATCAGATTGATTTTGATTTGATTGTGGCCACCGAAGGCATTAAAAAAACTACGGCATTTATAAAGGTTTCGACCGAAATGCTTGAGGATATTGACTGGATACAATCAGAGATCGAGCAGGAGCTTATGCGGGAACTGTTGAAGCAAGTAGAGGCCCAATCTTACGAGGGTGACAATACAGGCCAAAACCACAACGGCATACGTACTGTTGCAAGTGCTTTCGACGCTGGGTCTTTTGCTTTAGCGGTAGATAACGCAAACCAAGT